AGCCATTGGTCTACCATAACCCTCTCCATGTGTACAAGTTAAAAAGGCTTTTATCTTTGGGTTATTATATAATAAAGACATCTCTTCAATAGTCAAATCACCATGTATTAAATAAATATTTGGTACGTTATCTATTTGTGAAAATTCATCTTTAATTTGATTAATATTTTTAACAAGTTCAGCTTTATCCAAAACAGAAAAATTAGCACCACTTGTTTTCAATACTAATGCAGGTGATTTGGGTTTATTTGCAAATGCCTGTAAGAAACATTTAATCATCAATGGTATATTTTTCCTATCTTCTCCATACTTACCTTTACCCCATTGACCTACATGAAGATAAGCCATATCTTCTTTAATTAAGTCATTTAATTCGTCTGTAAATTCTGATTTTAGTTCATGCCTATCCATTGGATAATATACGGATGTATCAACGCCCTCAAACAATACTTCAATTGGTTTCTCTAACTTAATTTGAGCTACTTTTTGTTTTGAACCATCAGGTTTCTCTTCCATCTTATCGTAATTACATTTTTGAAATGTTTGTGCTGTAAAATTAGATGGTACTATATTCAAGTCCATTTTATTCATACCAGCCAAAAACTCAGGAGAAACTATATCAGTTTCAACTCCAGCCGTAATTCCAATATTGAATTTTGCCCCATTTGAGAATTCATTTGGTATTCTAATATCAATCAATACGTCAGGTTGTTCTTTAATGTTATTCCCATCAATGAACGTACCCAAGAGTTTTTTATGCCGTGGAACTTCAGGATTTAAATGATTTCTTGGAGTACTACCCCATTTGACATCAATACATTTAATATCTAAATCATCTCTATCCATTATGGAATAAAATATTGACCTTGCGTGATCTCCATAACCACTACGAGTATTGAATGGTGCAATCATTAAAACAAATTTCTTCATACTTTCCCCATCGTGTAACGTTTTTTAGGTTTCCAATTATCAAAAGCACCGTTCATTGAATTGATAAAGTTCTTACCCATCTCTTGACTTGTCATTTGATTTTCTTTACAGAACTCAGCACCCAGGTTACCAAGTCGTTTTCTTTCTTTCCTATCTAAATCATAAAATTCACGTAGACTTACAGCAGCATCTTCAGGATTACATCTATCATCCCAAATATAAGGTGTCATCGGTGAACCCTGTAGTGATATTGAAGCTGGATAAACTGGCTTTACCCACTCACCATGAGTCTTGTATTTACCTCTATGGTTAGTACCGAGCTCAATATAATCTTCAGCAGTTAATAACTCCCCATCATCATCTCGGAATCCACATTGGTCTTGTAGTCCACCCGTTACATTAACGATAATTGGTGTTCCTACCGTAAGGGCTTCAGCACTACCTAACCCAAACCCCTCATTGGATGCTAAATTAATATATACATCACTTGTATTGAAAAGCAAATTCATTCCCATATCACCCATCGGTCCACCTTTATCATAAGTGAAACAAATATCATAATCAGGACATAAATGTTTATGAACTCTTGGTAAATCTGTTCCGTTATCATCTACGGGTTGGCAATGAAATATCAATACACATTCATCTCGTTGTTCTTGTGTTAATCCATCCATAAAGTATTTATAAGCCAATAATACATCATTCGGTTGTTTTCTACGAATATTTCTATTGCTGTAGAGTATTTTATACTTTTTATCCGATATTCCAAACTTTTCATCAAATTCTATTAATTTTATATCATCATCTTGAACCTTATTAAATCTACGAGGTGATATGCCATGTGGTACAAATGTAGTTTGCCAATCCTCATATTCAGGCAACAGACGATTATTGATTCCATAAGTTTGTTTAGATATTCCCATTAATAAATCACTACTTTTATAATAATTCGTATTGTATTGTGGATCTGGTAAATCATCCCAAATGTTATAATAGAAAATTGGAATATTACGTCTTATTTCAGCTTCCATATTATAGAACCAAATCCAAAAACGTGGATCCGTATAGTGAAGAATAGCATCGGGTTTCTCTACTGCAAGTACTTCTCGTAATAAATCTTCATTTCCATAACCATCAACGGGATAAATTTTCAAATACCCATCTTTAATCCCAAACTCGTCAAGACCTTCGGACATATCAACAACCTTACCTGACTCAGGATGTTTGATTGCTCCACCCATTTGAACCCAATCATATTCATTTAGTGTTTCCATAACTATATCTTTAGACACGGTAGCGACACCACTATGCATCCGTAAATCATCGGACATTAATAGAATTTTCTTTTTAGCCATTTAAAACCTCTTTAGATCCTGTATTACCTTTAAAGTATTTTTGTAATACATTTAATTTTTCATCATAGTTAGCAATAACTTGTAATTCCTTTTCAATAGTCTCTACTATATCTGGATGTTCTGCTACCCCTACTTGGTTTTCAAGTAAATTTTCCACATTGATTTTATGTTTTTCAATTTGAGCATTAAAATACAACTCACTAACTTTAATTAAATCTTCTCGATAATTCATTAAAATCGACTCCCACTTGCATATAGTTTATCATAGTTTTCTATTTGTTCTTTAACTACAACATTATTTAAATATTGATGAACTGATCTATTGACTAATTTCTGTAAATTCATTGAAGAATTAACAGTTTTGAATTTAAATTGCTCGTATAGTGTTTTTATTATTTTAACGGATGTTAATTTTGTTTCATGCTTCATAACCTTACCACTTTTGTATATACATAAATATAAAACTTCAATCGATAACGAGTGTTTTTTTTCCAAATTTCTTAGCATAATTTATCGTGGACATAGAACCCTTTGATTCAACTCCTCTTGGTATGAATGCCACGACATATTCTGAATAGATAGCAATTATTTTATTACGAGCAAAAAAGTTTTTCACACTATATGGTCTACCATAATCCTTTTGATTCTTTGGGCAATATAAATTCCAATTTTCATGTTGTGGTGGAAACTCTTGATACTGCATTCCCAATTCTAAAGCATATTTTTTAGCGTAATAATCAGCGCCTGTTTTACACCCACCACTAACTATAATAGTATCTGGTCCTTTCTCGGTTTTTAATTTAAATATAAATTCCTTAATCTTTCTTCGGTTTTCATATTTTCTACTACCGACTATCCCTACTCTTAAAGTATCTTTCCCCATTTACAATGCTCCGTTTTTACAAACTCACAGAACTTACAAGCACTACCAGGAGAAGCATTATAATCTCTGTCTATTTTGTGGTTTCCTTCTTCATCATAGATAGCTTCACGAAATTCTGTGAATGCTTTCATGGTCTTATTGACACTAACTTTACCATTAGACGGTTCAAACCTCTGTAACCTACTGATTGGAAAATCACTTTGTTTTGCTATCTTTCTTTTTAATATCAAGAACTCTACTGTTATCTTATCCAACGGTACATTGAATTTCTCTGAATAGAATTGTTTATATATTAATAATTGAGCTTTCTTGTAAAAGTTCTTCTTATGATAATTTGTCCAACTTCTAGTTGATGTTTTTAAATCAATGATGGTTATTCTACCTGATATCTTATTTCGTATCACTACATCAAGAAAACTTTTTAACTCTACGTTCTCTTGTAGTTCCATAGTTATAGGCAACTCAATACCAACTAACTCGTAGTTCTTTTTCATAAAATACTTACCACGATGTTTTCTAAAGTGATCAAGTATAGCCAAACCATCTTGGTAAAACTCAATCATATCATCTTGACTACAAGGTAAGGTTTCTTGGTTTTCTTTTATCTTTGTAAACTCACTCATCATCTCTTCTTTTAATCGAGACTCCATATTAAGTTTATCAGCAGCTATAATAGAAGTGCCATACATAACCGTGAGATATTCTTGTATGACGGTGTGGCAAGCTGATCCGAACAATGTATGAATATTACCTGTAAATGTTCCTAACTTATCTATATAACGAAGTTTCCATTTAAGGTTACATTCGTTATAACTTACAAACTGACTATGTGATACGTGTCCCATTATACTATCTCGTCAATCATACCATAATCCAAACAAGTCTGAGCATCCCACAATAAATCACGTTTTAATATTTCATCAAGTTTTTTCATTGGTAGTTTAGTGTATTGTTTATAAACGTCTTTTATTGTTTTCATCATTAAATCTAAGTTTTTTTTCTCATCCTCAAAATTAGAATATGTTCCCCAAAAGTTACTACTTAACTGATGAATCAACATATAAGAATTTCTACTCATAAATCTTTTCTCACCAACTACAGTTAAAAAAGTGGCAGCACTTGCTGAAAATCCATCCACGTAAGTATGAACTGGAACTTCTGTTCTTATTATCGTATCCATAGAAGCAATACCACTTACGATAGAACCCCCACCTGAATTAATAAACAACTTTATTGACGGTGGTAATATACCAAGAGTTTTTGATAAAGTCAAGCTTTTACTTTCCATCTCCCCAATTTTTTTATTTAATTCGACACAACTATTACGATTAACACCAGAATAAAAATAAATCTTATTATCCTGTACTGATATGTGTTTATCGTTGTCGTCACCATTCGTCCTTTTAACTGGTTGTTTTTTTTCACCCCAATATCTTTCCATACTATTCCCAAATCCTTGCTAATCTGCGAATGAAACCCAAAATAGCTCCAAATCCAAAGGCTACTCCGGCTATTTGCAAATCACCAACATACATGGCTATTGAAGCCAAAAAGTACGCTGTGAATCTAAATACACCATAAATTGAAAATTCATTTTGTGAATATAACTTTTCTCTTCTTGTCATTATTTACCCCATTTTCCGTTTTTTACTATTGTTGCCATTATACCATAGTTGGACATATCCAAAAAGGCATCTTCTAATGGTTCACCCTCTACGGCATTAACTCTTCCACCAATCAACAAGGTCTTTACTCTTTGGATTTTGTCATTAATTCTGAAGAACAATCCTGTAAGAGATAGTTTTATATCTTCTTCTGTTTGTAATTGTGTCCCAACTGAAATATTCCCTGGGCCGTAATCATGTTGCTTGTGACAGAACAATTCATATTGTTCTCGTTGTAATCTTTTAAATTCTTCGGTCATCTCTGGCCATTCTTGTTCCATCATTGTTACAATATCACTACTGTTACTCATTGAACTAGAATTTGCTTCTTTTTCTGTAATAACCATAACTTCCTCTATTTTATTATTAAATGTGATAATTGTATAACAATAATAACAACTGATAAAACCAAACTTATTATTGTTCTCGTGTCAGGTACTTCGTGTAAAATCAAATAAGTCAATACGGTAAATACTATTGTAGCCATTCCAAATCCAATGGGCCTAACATACCAATAATTTTGAAAATATTCATAATACCATTTTGTCCCATACCAAAAAGCAATACTAATCGGTATACCACCAAATACAACCCACCATAAAGACTTAGCCCATTCATATTTAAATTGACCTTGCATATGAAACCAAGCCCATATATGACCTATCAATGATATTCCTAATGCCATCCATAGCTTACTCATCTAATTTTCATCTTCTTTATTTCTTTATCGGATTTTCCATATTTTTTTACTAACAATATCAATTCTTCTTTTGACATCAAATCATAGTATTCAGCAGCCTGATGTTTACTTACTTCAAAGTAAGTCATAATGAAAGGAACAACTAAATCATTTGTCTTTTCTTTCTTACCACTCAAATACTTTAAGTAAGTCTTTTTCTTTGGTAGTAAATTACAATAGAATTGATACACGGCTTTATGTGGCATAACTTCTATCGTATATGTTTGAAAGTGATTTACGAAAGGTAAAAACTCATCACCCATGCTCAAATAACGATTTACCATAAATGGACTAAACTTCTTTTTGTCGGCATCCGAAAAAGAATCCCAATCTCGTTTACCGACAAATAGTTCATTAATCCAACTAAATAAGTTCATTTATCTCATTTAACGGTAATATCTCACCACAGTTTCCACAATTAAACACTTGAATTGGAGCTATGACTTCTTTACCCGTTGGTGACATAATAGCTGATATTTTCTTTATGACATACCCTTGAATGAAAATCTTATTATTGCATTCTAGACAAGTCATTGTTTCTGCATCCTGTAAGTCTACCTGGACTTCTTGTTTTGGTAGTGGTTTCATTGGTTTTGTACTCATTGTAATTTTCCTAATATGCTTGACATGGTTGCAATAAAGTTAATCTCTTTATCCACACACATCACATCTTGATAAGCTCCCTTTGATATTTCAACAATAACATCGGGTATCTTATCACTTGTTATGTTTTCAACTTCATCATAAAGAAACCTAAACAATTCCGTGTAGTCACTAAAACCACTATCAGCAATCAATTTACGAATTGACCGAATATCAGAATTATTTTGAATCATCTCCAAAAACTGAAGTTTAAACTCATTATGTAACATTCCATCTTTGTCAATCTTCAACTTACCATCTATTGACATTCGTTGTAATTCATTGATTACCCTTCGTAAATCAGGATAACCAGCAGTTACAACGAGTGCCAAATCATCCAAGTCAAAAGATATGTTCTCTTTCTCCAAGATAGTCTTAGCATGTAGAGCAACATCTTTTTTACTTGGTGGTACTATTTTGTAGCTTTGACAACGACTCTGTATCGGGTCAATAATCTTCTCAACGTAATTACAGGTTAAGATAAACCTACAATGAGCAGAAAAGGTTTCCATTAGATTACGTAGAGCAGGTTGAGCAGAATTTACATTTAAGTAATCGGCTTCATCAAGAATAACTATTTTCATTGGCTTGAAACCAATTGAAGAAGCAAATGTCTTCAATTTGTCTCGAACCAAATCTATGTTTCTTTCATCCGACGCATTAATATATAAATAATCACACTCAACGTGATTAACAATAATCTTAGCAAGTGTGGTTTTTCCACCGCCAGCTCTACCATATAAAAGTAAATGTGGGACATTTCCATCAGTTATAAACCTCTCTACTTTTGATTTAAGATGGTCATTACCAACATATGTTGATAAATCTTTCGGCCGGTATTTTTCTACAAATAATCCATGTGATTCCATATTAAACCTGCTGTGAAACTAACCAATATTTAACATTGAAGTCATCAACATTAAACTCGATGTGAGCCAAACCTTTATCACTAATCTGAAGTGTTGCTTTGGAACACTCTTTATTAGCATTTAAAAGTTCTTTAAAAAGATTAGCATTAAAGACAATCGAATCCGTCATATTAACAGCATCACTTTTTGCCTTAATACTAATACGATTTGAATTAATATCGCTATATCCAATTACAAACTCAACTCCACCATCTACTGGATTAATAGCAAATGTATCAACATCACCTAAAGCACCTTTACCTCGAATGAATGAATTGATAAACTGACTATCAATATTCACAATCGTATTAAACTCAGGTGTGTTCTTTAATGCAGGTACATCGGGTATAACACCAATGGCCGCCAATACATAATCAGCTTTCATTATCGAATCCGATAACTTAAAGGCAACTGGCATATTATCAACTTCAGTTAAACTGAAATCAACCTTGTCGGCTAAAGTACCTATCATTTTTGACAATAATGGTGTATCATAAACACCAACTTCAAACTCAGGTAAAGTTTGTTTTGACAAAGTTAATTCACCTAATAGACTTTTGTCTGGTGAAATGAATCGAGTGGATAATGTATCTCCAGTTGATTCCCACTTGACGGAATTTATACTTCCACCAAGATTGTATTTTTGGATAAATGTATCCAATGTTATTTTA